ATCGAAAGAATCCCGGAAGACAAACCCCGCCCGGCTCATTCGGGCCAGGTTCGACGCGGCGGTGACCAATGTCGACAACATCAGGCACTGGGCGGGCGCCGACAGCCTGAGCGCCGATGCGGCGGCTTCGCCGGGTGTGCGGAGAACGCTTCGCAACCGCAGCCGCTACGAAGCAGCCAACAACAGTTACGCTCGGGGAATCGTTTTGACGCTGGCCAACGATTGTGTCGGCACGGGGCCGAGGCTGCAGCTGCTAACCGGCGACAGCGAGACCAACCGAATCGTCGAAAAGGCCTTCGCTAACTGGGCTACTGAAGTTCGCCTGGCCGAGAAGCTCCGGACGATGCGAATGGCCAAGTCGGTTGACGGCGAGGCCTTCGGCGTTCTTACGGCCAACGGTAAGCTGTCTTCGCCGGTCAAGCTGGACATCCGCCTGGTCGAGGCCGATCGGGTCAAGAGTCCCGATCTCGGCCTGACCCACCGACTGGCCGTTGACGGAATAGAGTTCGACAGGCACGGAAACCCCACCAGATACTTCGTCCTGCGCGATCACCCAGGCCAGATGCGTTTCGCCACGTTCCTCGACACCTGTGACCGTATTCCCGCCAGGAACATGATGCACTGGTTTCGGGCCGACAGGCCCGGTCAGCATCGAGGCGTTCCCGAGATCACACCGGGCCTGCCGCTGTTCGCACAACTGCGCCGCTATACGCTTGCGGTTCTGGGCGCCGCAGAGACAGCAGCCGACTTTGCGGCCGTGCTGTACACAGATGCGCCGGCCAACGGCGAGGCTGCGGATGTCGAACCGATGGACATCGTCGAACTCGAAAAACGCATGGCCACCACGCTGCCGGACGGATGGAAGCTCGGGCAGATCAAGGCCGAGCAGCCGGGCACGACCTACAGCGAATTCAAGCGGGAGCTGCTCAACGAGATCGCCCGCTGCCTGAACATGCCGTACAACATCGCCGCCGGAAACTCCTCGGGATACAACTACGCCTCGGGGCGACTGGACCACCAGACCTACTACAAGTCGATCCGCGTCGAACAGGCGCACATGGGCAATGTCGTTCTGGACCGGATATTCGCCGCATGGCGCGCCGAGGCGATGTTGACCGCCGAACTGGCCGTGCTTCGCGGCGTGAGCAGCTTGCCGCACCAGTGGTTCTTCGACGGGACCGAACACGTCGACCCCGCCAAAGAGGCCAAGGCCCAGGCCGCACGCCTGGGATCGCACACCACCACTCTGGCCATCGAATACGCCCGCCAGGGCCGCGATTGGGAGACCGAACTGCGCCAGCGTGCCAAAGAAAACCAGTTGATGGAGGAACTGGGACTGTCCCAGGACCAGTCGCAGCAACAACACCAAGAAACCCCTGTTACGGAGAGCGACACCGATGAAGACGATTCCTGACTATTTGCAGTTTCTCTCGCCGCTGAACATCGAAGCCGCCGGCGGAGACGCCGAAGAGGGCCAAAAAACGCCGCGATTCAGTATGGTCGCCTATACGGGGGGCACTATGCGAATCGCGGGATTCCCGCACCCCGTGGTTGTCGATCTCGAGGGCCTGAGCGTTGATCGCCAGGACATCCCGGTTCGCCTCGATCACAACCCTCGCCAGGGCGTAGGCCACACCCAGCGGGTCGCTGTCGAAAACGGGCAGGTGATCGCCGAGGGGCTCGTCAGCCGCAATACGTCGTGGGCCAGGGACGTCGCCAAGAGCGGCGTCAACGGTTTTCCGTGGCAGGCCAGCATTGGCGCCGCCGTTATCGAAGCCGAGTTTGTCCCCCATGGCGCGGCCGTCACCGTCAACGGACAGGAGTTCACCGGACCGCTGCACGTGGTCCGCAAGGCCGTACTCAAAGAAATCAGCTTCGTTGACAGCGGAGCAGACACCAACACGCAAGCCAAAATCGCCGCAGAGGCAAAGGAGCATGGCACAATGAAAGACGACAAGACCGCCGACACCGACGTTCAGACCGCCGAGACCCCGGCCCCCGAGCCGAATCCCGCCGACGCGGGGAAGACGCCCGCCGATGACGCCGCCAAGTCCGACGGGACTGAAAGCACCCCGGACACCGTGAACGCCTCGGCTACTGACCCCGTGGCCGAGATGCGACGACAGATGGCCGACGAGACGCGACGGATCAAGGCGATCCGCAACGTTTGCGGCGGCCAGCACGCCGACATTGAGGCCAAGGCTATCGAGGAGGGCTGGGATGCGACCAAGGCCGAACTGCACGTGCTTCGCGCATCGCGCCCAAGCGCACCGGCGATTCACGCCCGCGATGCTGATGCGGTTACCGGCCAGATCCTGGAGGCTGCGTGCCTGTTGACCGGCGGAATCCGGGGCGACGATCTTCTTGCCTCCCACGGGGAGCAGTCGCTCGATCTGGCCGACAAGCGATTCCGGGGCGGCATCGGCCTGCAGGAGCTGCTGCTCGAAGCAGCGTGGGCCAACGGGTACACCGGCCGTAACTTCCGCGATAGCCGCTCGGTCATGCAGTTCGCATTCCGCCCCGAGTTGAACGCTGCGTTCAGTACGGTCGATATCGGCGGAATCCTGTCCAACGTGGCCAACAAGTTCCTGCTGGAAGGGTTTTTCAGTGTCGAGAGAGTCTGGCGGAACATCTGCGCGGTGCGGAACGTCTCTGACTTCAAGACCGTCACCAGCTACCGGCTGATCGGCAAGGACCAGTACGAAAAGGTGGCCCCCGGCGGGGAACTGAAGCACGGAACGCTGGGCGAAGAGTCCTACAGCAACAAGGCCGATACATATGGCCTGCTGCTCAGCGTCGACCGTAAGGACATCATCAACGACGACCTCGGCGCAATCACGGCCGTGCCGCGCAAACTCGGACGGGGCTCGGGCCTGAAGATCAACGACGTGTTCTGGGCGATCTTCATGAACAACAGCAGCTTCTTCAAGACCGCCAACAAGAACTACGTCTCCGGCGCCGACACCGCATTGAGCATCGACGGGCTGACAAAGGCCGAGGTCAAGTTCATGGATCAGGTCGATCCCGACGGCAAGCCCATCGGCGTGATGCCGACGGTCATGCTCGTGCCCACCGCGCTGAGCGCCATGGCGACCATGCTCCAGAAGAGCCTGGAGATCCGCGACACCACGGCCGACACGAAATACCCGATCGCCAACCCGCACCAGGGCAAGTTCCACGCCGAGGTCAGCCGCTACCTGTCCAACAGCAGCTACACCGGCAATAGCGACAAGGCGTGGTATCTGCTGGCCGATCCGGTGGATGTTCCGGTGATCGAGGTGGCGTTCCTCAACGGACAGGAGTCCCCGACCATCGAGACCGCCGAGGCGGACTTCAATGTTCTGGGCGTCCAGATGCGGGGGTATCACGATTTCGGCGTGGCCCTGCAGGACCCCAAGGGCGGGATCAAGGCCAAGGGCGAGGCGTAAAGGCGCCCATCCCGAAACAAGCAATCGACAAACACGAGACAGCAGGAGATTTGAGATATGGCGACAGCAACATTCATTCACGACGGCAATGCAATCGATTACACGCCCGACAGCGACGTATCTGCCGGTGACGTGGTGGTCCAGGGCGACCTGGTAGGCGTGGCCAAGCGGCCCATCGCCGCCGATGCGCTTGGCGCACTGGCGGTTCGAGGCGTTTTCGACTTCCCCAAGGCCGCCGGTGTCGGTGAAGCCATCACGGCCGGCGCGAAGGTCTACTGGGACGCCGGTGACTCCGAGGCCAAGGAAGACGATGAGTCCGGCGCCAACAAGTACCTCGGCAAGGTTGTCATCGCCGCCACAGACGACGACACGACCGTCCGCATCCGGCTGGAGCAGTGACCCGTGGCGGATCTGCTCAAGCAAGGTTCCGACTGGCTGGAGCAGCAGCGCTCGCAGCACTGCTCCAGCCAGGTCGAGTACCGCCGCGATGTGCAGGTACTGACCGTAAGCGCCACGTTCGGTAAGACGGACTACGAGGTTGCAGACGACTACGGGCTGAAGATCGGCGCCAGTATCTGCGACTTCCTGATCCTGGCCAGCGATCTCGGCCTGGAGCCCGAAGTTGGCGATGTGATCGCGGCAAACGGTCGCAAATACGAGGTCCTGGATTTTGGATCCGAAGGCTGCTGGAGATGGTCGGATCCGCACCGCACCACGATGCGAATTCACACAAAGGATATCGGAAGCGATGACTGACTGCAGCGAACAGT